CATCCCCATTAATGGCACCATCCAACTTCTCTTTGAGCCAATTCGTTGCCTCAATTCCCAACTCCTTTTCTTCCAGGTCTCTGGTTCTTTTTTCTGGTGTATCTACACCAGCAACTCTAACTCTCTCTTTCTTGAAGAGATCAAAACCTAGGTCAATAGTTACGTCAATGGTGTCTCCATCAACAACTCTATTGATTTCAACTACTCGGAAGTTGTAACACGACTTCCTGCTGGGTGGTACCATTGCTCCCATAATCCATCTCCTTAGATTCTAATGATGCTGCTATTCCAACAATAGTTATAAGTGCAGTAATTACTGCGCTAGCACCCCAAACAGTTTTTTCAAGTTTACGTACCCTTTGACGGAGTTCGTCTACTCCACCTTCCTCAAGTTCATCAACTCTGTGTTTCAGAAGTGCTATCTCCTGATCCTGTTCCGCGTCTTTCAGTTGAATTTGATTCGGCATCTTCTAACTCCTGGAATGCCAGTGTCATAATTGTATATATGTAATAAGCAACGCCAATCAGGAGTATTATGAGGGATATAACAATACTCCAAGTTACGTCGTTTACATCATGTAGAGGTCTCAGAACCAGATTCATTAACAGTCACTAATCATAGAATTGACCTGAGATCCAGCAGCAGAACCAATATTTTGTCCCAGAAGCATTGCCCAACCAGATGCCAACCATCCAATGTAAGGAATACTAGAAACAGCAGGAACTGCTATACCAGCAGCAATACTACTTCCTGCCATTGCACCCTGTGACCGTGCTCCAGCGTCCGCCACGATACACTCTACTTCTTTTGCAGACTTTCCCTCGCCCGGCAAAGAGGCACCTCCCATATTTCTCACACCTTCCATAGTATATTGATCTGTTCGATACTCATTACGATCCTCATATTTCTTACCACCGAAGAAACCGTTTTGAGTTTTAGTAAGGTCTAGTGATCTCTGAGATTCAAGAATAGCAGGATCGTTTGCTTTATATTCAATTGTATATCCGTCCTTACCTGCTTCAATTTTGTATGAAGAGTATGGGGTTCCCTTTGGAATGTTAATCGTCGGTACTTGAATAACCTCTTTAGGTTGTTTTCTAATTAGATGTCCTAAGACACCGATATGGGCAATCGCTACGACTCCGCCAACTGTAATCGCAGCCCATTTAATAGAAGAGTTCATGTCACATCTTGTAAGGTGGTTGTTCTGAATCGGTAACGATTTTGATTGGACCTTGCTCAACTCTGATGGTCTGAGAAGGTGCAGTTTGAGATGCTGCAGCAATCAGTCTTTCGAGATCTGCCTTAGTGATTGCTCCAGGAGCACCAGCACCAGCAGCAGCACCATTAGCACCGTTCATCTTCATCGTACCATCGCCAGACTTCTTCGCCGTCTGAACCCCGAACGTAGCTAAAACGCCGGTAAAAACGCTGGCTATGAACGTGGGATCGATCTTCCCTTGTGGGAAACCAGGTATGGTCACATAGTTGAGGGTAAGAATACCACCCGACCAAACCAGAATACCCAAACGAACAAAGGTAGAAAGAATGGCAAGATGCTCTTCAGAGTCTTCAACCTTTTCCTTCAACTTTCCAAGTGGTCCTTTTGGTTTTTTGATTTCTTCGTTCTTTACTTCTTCGGGCATGAGTCACCAACAAAGGCAACTTTATTTAGGGTTCAAGAATCTCTACAGAGATATTTGTGTGGTTTATTTGATTGTATCTTTGACAAAGAACATCACTTCCTTGATGTTCCCATTTGTGATATGCACTTTTTAAGTTTTGGATGTAATCAGTTCCACCGAGACCGACCATTTCATCGGCAACGATTTTCTTGATTAACACATCTCTCGTTAAATGTGTCATATGTAAGAATAGTTTTCCAACAACAAACCCTTACATTATAAGACTTAGAAGGATTAGATCAAAGGGTTTGCCTTGGGTGGTTTTTGTTCGCTATCTGCAGCGAATGATATTATTTAGTAATATAACCTTCTTCAACCAAATATTTACGGGTCAAAGGAGTAGGTTCATAAACTTCCCACATATTGCCTGCCGCACACGCTTGGAGTGCTTTCATCGTCATACCTTCAGTACGACCTGCCCATCCTGCCTCTGCTTCCCAAGGGAGAGCGTGCTTAGGATAAGTACGCTCTGCAAGTACACGCCAGATCATAGGAACTTCATCTTCAGGTTTGATGATAGCAATCAAACTATTTTCAATAGTTCCTGCCATACAATCCTGAGCAGCGTGCCAACCTTCGTGACGCATTACCTGCATCAGATAATTGGTGCTATTCATATACCTCCTATTAAGGAAGAAATTGTTACCAACAGTGTGATAAACACCACGGTGACTATCAGGGAAATACTTGGAGTCTGCTAAAAACACCCCAACTCCGATCTGCTCAAAAGCGACGAGCATTGTGTTGAACTCGTCAGCAACAATATTAAAATCAGTATCGGGATACTCATCAGCAATAGTTGCGATACTTTCAATTTTATTGACTCCATCAGTACACTCTCGAAGTAGCATACACCCCATTGCATCCATACTGTTGAAACCCTTGGTGATTTTAGAGTTATCAGCAAAGGCAGGAGTTCCCAAAGAAACTGCTGCCAGCATAGCGAAGATAGTTTTGATCATTTAAAATACTTGTTGTAAAGAGCAGATGCTTCTAGATGCTTACCATGATTGGTAAGATATTTAATTCTATCAAGAATTTTCCGTTTGAAAATCTTAGATGTTTCCTCCATCGTCATCTCCTATGTATTCTAGTGAAATTACATCGTGATCCTTTTTGTTTGGGTCTAACCACTCAGCAAATTCCTGATGAATAGCATATGCATCTTCCAGACTCTCATATAATTCAGAACCTGGATGATTCTCAGACAATGTATGCATTCGGTCTATGGACCAGTCATGAATCTTCCTTAGAGTTGATTCTAAAGTTACCATAGTCTTTTCGCATATAGCGTCCTAAGATGTTGCTATTATAGTATGCTGGTGATCCGTCGTCAAGTGCTTCTGACAACACATTATTGAGAAACAACTGTTTTGTTTCTTCAAAGTTACAAGTTCCTTTTGTTTTGTGTAAACTCAGTATTTCTCTACTGAAGAACTCTTTGCCATATTTTTTTACATCCTCCTTTAATTCTGGACAAGATCCGTAATACCGCTTCCAATCACTCTCTTGTTTTTGCTTTCGTTTCTTCCCTGGTGGTGTTCTAAACGACCAAAAATACTTTCTCCCAATGTATTGTCGTTGGTTGGACTTATTGGTAATGAGATAAACAAAGCCAAAGTAGTCCCCAACATCATCACTATCAAAAGTTCGTTCCAAGTATAACCAAGGATTTTCATAACTCATACTAATGTATTATATGAGCTATTATTTATCTTTGAACCGGACAAACCTAGTCTATTCATTAATAGAGTTTGTGTCAAGCCCTTGATAAATATTCAATAAAGTCATATAATATGGCAGTCTACGTCAACAATATTACTATCAACACGGGAGAATATTTCTCCAGAGATTTTTATCTGGATAATATTGATGGCACCCCATTAGATCTGACTGGGTATACGGCAGCATCTCAAATGAGAAAGCACCCAGAAAGTGTCAAACAAACAGCAGATTTTAATGTTGGGTTTATAGACAGAGCGAATGGAAGAATAAGAGTATCTTTAGCAACTACATCAACAAGATTAGTAAAACCTGGACGTTATGTTTGGGATGTAATGTTTACAGATAGTTCAAATAAAAAGAGTATCGTTATAGAAGGCAATGTATTAGCAACACCAGATATCACACCATCTTGTGTTATTACATCATATACAAATGAAGAGATTGGATTTATTTTAGAAGCAGATGGATTTGGTTCTGGTGTAACTGGAACAGCGATTACTATCAATGATATTACTGACTATGGAATAGTTCGTTTAGGTTTTGTTAGTTTTTGTGGAACTATGAGCAATGCATTAAACCTTATAAGAAATGAAAC